ATCACTACAAATGTAACACCTGCTGGTGGTGCAAATGGAGATTTATGGTTTGTATATTCATAGGAGATATACATGGCATCAGAAACATACGTACATAACGGAACTGAATTTAAAAATGCAAACAACATTTATGTAAATGTTAGTGGTACTTTTCAAGGTGTTGATGAAGCGTATGCAAATGTTGGTGGCACATTTAAACTAGTTTTCTCTTCATTTCAAGCAACAAGCTTTGTAACTTTAGCAACGGGCACCGGAACTTTTACAGTGCCTGAAAATGCAAACGCAATACATATTAAATCTGCAGTAGCAGGAGGCGGAGGAGCTGCGCGTGGAGGTGATGCAGACTCAGGTGCAAATGGTGAATCTGCCGGAGCAGGTGGAGGATCAGGAGCATATATTTCTGACACTGTATTTATTGTTGCTGGTAATGAAACTTTAACTTATTCAGTTGGTGTGGGTGGAGCTCCAGGTAATGATGGAAGTAATGCAGACAGTACAGCAGGAGATGGAACTGTTACAAGTTTATCTGCTTCAGTAACAGGATCATTATTTACTTTAGGTGGTGGTGGCGGATCAAGTGGAACAGGTAGTGATTCAACTACGCTTCGTACTAACACAGCAGGATCTGCAGGTTCAGCGACTGTTGCTAGTGGAAGATATTCATCAGGAACTTTTAGAGACTCTGATGGATTAGCAAAATTATTAACCACACTTACCACAGGTCCCACAGGAAACTTTAATGATTCAGGTAATGGAGCACAAGGTAATTTGACAGGAACAGGTAACTGCTCAGGATCAGGTTGTCGAATAAGTGGTTTTGGTGGTGCCCCATCTTTTGCAGGAAATATAGCTGGAGGGACAGCAGGATCGTCTATTGGAAGTGGCACGAATGGTGGAGACGGATCTCGAGGATCAGGTGCAGGGGGCGGAGCAGCTCAAGTAGATAGCACGGGAGCAACTCTAGGTGGCACAGGCGGTGCGGGTGAAATGGTTTATAGATTTATGAGGGTAGCATAATGGCATTAGCAAATATAAAATTATTACCAGGTTTTGATAAAACAGAAACACCTTCAGGTGCTGAGGGTAAATGGATAGATGGTGACTTTGTAAGATTTAGATATGGTCAACCAGAAAAGATTGGTGGCTTTGTTGCAATAGGCGAGAAAACTATTTCAGGACCTGCTAGAGCACAACATACTTTTACAGATTTAGAGGGTAGAAAATATGCAGCTATTGGCACATCTAAACTTTTATTAATATATTATGGTGGTGAATATTTTGATATAACGCCGTTAGCTACAGCTTTGACAGGCGCTACATTTACTAGTTCTAATGGATCTAATACAGTTACAATAAATAAAACATCACACGGGTTTGAAGAAGGTGACTATTTTATTTTTTCTTCAGTTACTTTGCCTGGTGGTGGAGCAACAACATACGTTGATACAGATTTTACAACAAATACTTTTGAAGTAACGACAGCATCAACAAATAGTTTTACAGTTACGATGCCATCAAATGAAGGTGGTACAGGAATGACTGCTGGAGGCAGCACATCTTTACAAAAATACGAAACTATTGGACCTATCTTACAGACTGCTGGTTATGGTTGGGGTACAGGTGTTTGGGGTGGATCTGTTGGAAGTATACCTTGGGGTCAACAAACAACATCTTCTACAACTATTCTTGACCCAGGAAGTTGGTCATTAGATAATTTTGGTGAGATTCTTACAGCAACAATACGAAATGGTAAAACATTCACTTGGGATGCGGGTGCTGCTAATCCAACAGCAAATAGAGCAACTATACAAACTTCAGCACCTACAAAATCTATTCTGACAGCAGTGTCAGATCGAGATAGACACTTCGTGCATTTTGGAACAGAAACTATTGTGGGAGATCCAACAAAACAAGATCCAATGTTTATACGCTTCTCAGATCAAGAAAACTTTAACGATTACGAACCTACAAGTGTAAATACTGCAGGGACATTCAGACTAGACAAAGGTAATACAATTGTAACAGCTGTATCAGGTAAAGATTATATTTTAGTTCTTACAGACCAAGCAGCATATACAATGCAATTTGTTGGTCCACCTTTTACATTTAGTATTAGACAAGTAGGTACGAACTGTGGATGTATTGGTCAACACGCTGCAGCATATGCAGATGGTAAAGTATATTGGATGGGTCTTGCAGGTGGATTCTTTGTATTTGATGGTACAGTAAAAAATTTACCAAGTTTAGTTGAAGACTTTGTATTTCAAACTGACGGAGATAATTTAGGTGTAAACTATAATTCTAATGAAATAATCTATGCATCTCATAATTCTTTATATAGCGAGATTATATGGTTCTATCCAAAGGGGACACCGGTCAGCAACCCTTCAACACAAATAGATAGAGCTGTAGTATACAACTATAGAGAAAATACTTGGTCTACGATGTCTTTGGCAAGATCTACATACGCAGATTCAATTACTTATGAAAATCCACAAGCTACTGAATATAATCTTACAGGGACACCACAATTTCCAACAGTACAAGGTGTTACAAATACATTTGGGGCATCTACATTATTTCAACATGAGAATGGTGTAAACAAGGTAGATTTATCTGGAGCTTCATCTGCAATATCAGCTTTTGTATTATCAGGTGATTTTGATATTGATCTTCAAGGCGATGGTCAATTTTTATTAAACGTAAGAAGATTTTTACCAGATTTTAAAACTTTACAAGGTAACTGTACAGTTACATTAGGTACAAAAAACTTTCCTACTTCAAACATTTCAACAAATGTATCTTTTGTTGTAACAGGATCGACAAGTAAAATTGATACTAGAGTAAGAGGCAGATTAGCAAACTTAAAAATAGAAAACAGCTCTGTTGGTGACAATTGGAGATTTGGAACATTTAGAGCAGACGTTGAACCAGATGGTAGAAGATAATGGCAAAGATAACAGTTTACATACCTGAACCAAAAGTAAATTACGAGGAAGAAAACCAAAGGCAAATAATAGCATCTTTGGATACCGTAAAAACACAACTTAATACCTCTTTTCAAGAAGACTTGAAAAACGAACAACAAGCATTTAATTTATTCATGTCATGACAATACAATATAAAAACGAAACATTTTCTTTAGCAAACACAGCAGTAACTTCAGTATTTACTTGTCCTACATCAGGCACGTGCATTGTTAAAGCTGTTGATATTGCTAACGATCATTCAGGAGATGTATTAGTAAAAGGTTCAGTTACACCTTCAGGTGGTTCGGCAGTACAATTTTTTATTAAAACATTAACCACAGATACCTCTAATTCTGCAATAAACAACGTCCTTAATCTAGAAGGTGGTGATGCTATTAACTTTGAAGCCTCAGTAGGTGGTGTTATTACTGGTGTTATCAGTTATGCGTTGATTGACAGGTCACAAGAAAATGGCTAAGAAGAAACCATTATTCGGTGTAAATAATTATAAAAAGAGAACACCCAAAAAAAGACCTGGTCGCCACGCAAAAAAATATAGTAAAAGGAAGCCACGTCGTAAACGCAGTAGAGGACAAGGTAGATGAAAATAATACCCGCTAAAGCAAAAGAGATCATAAAAAATAAAAGAACAGGTAAAATATACAAAGACAAAGTAGAGTTTGACAAGGATGTGGCTGATCCAACAACGGACACCGTACAGTCAGATCTTCAACAGGACTTACAAGTAACTGTTGCTTCTTTAGAAGTATTTGGTAAAACTAAATAATGGACCCTAAAGGCGGAACAGAGCTACAAGTAGCAATGTTAGAGAGACACGTAGACTCTAAGCTACTAGAAAAATTCCAAATTACAACATCAGTGCCAGAGAAGATACCTTTATCAAAAGATAAGATAAATATTTTATGGCAACAAAATTCTTACGATCAACCCAATTTATTCCCTTGGTTTAAAAACAAAGATAATCACGATAAATATGATTGGTATGTATTTAACTCACATTGGTTATATGAAAAGTTTAGATACTTTTTTAAGATTCCTACAGAGCGATGCACAGTAATTAAAAACGCAATTGAAGTTTTTCCTGAAAGAAAGATATATAAACAAGGAGATCCAATACGTATGATCTTTCACCCAACACCTTGGCGAGGTCTTAATGTAATTTTAGGTGCCATGCAATTAGTAAAGAGTGAAGATGTAACTTTAGATGTATACTCATCTACAAAAGTTTATGGTGATGCTTTCAGAGATAAAAATGATGATACTTATAAGCCCTTATATGCGCAATGTGCAGAGATGCCAAATGTTAATTATAAAGGTTGGCACAATAATGATTTTATTACAAGTCATCTACAAGAGTATCAAATCTTTCCTTACTCGAATATATGGGAGGAGACATCTTGTATATCTGCCATAGAGGCTCTTGGTGCAGGTATGCACATGATTACAACAAATTATGGTGCACTTTACGAAACATGTAGTGAATGGCCAGTCTATGTTCAATATGATAATAATCGTAAAAATTTATCTACGTGTTTTGCTTATGCAATAGATGAAGTGCGTGAGTATTTACATACAGATAGATGTCAAGAATATTTACAAAAACAACAAGATTTTTATAAAATGTTTTACTCTTGGAAGAAGCGTAAAATAGAGTGGACTAATTTTTTAGAGGGAGTTGCAAATGCAAAATCATGAACCTATTTGGTTTGACAAAAAAGAAGTGAACTTACCCCAACATAGAATTTTTGTAGCTACACCATGTCATTCTGATTTAACAATACATTACACACAATCAGTTTTAGAATTACAAAAGTATTGTATGCAACAGAAGATTGGTATTATGATACAGCTTTTTAAATCTTCACTTGTAACTCAAGGTCGTAATTTATGTGTATCTGCTTTCTTACAATCTAAATCTACACACATGTTGTTCGTTGACTCTGATATTTCTTTTAAGCCAGAAAGTTTACAACATTTAATCGATGCTAATAAAGATGTTATCTCTATACCATACCCAATAAAAGATATGGCATGGGGTAAAGCACATGATCTAATCAAAAAAGGTAAAATAAAAGATGCAGAGGATTTAAAGAATAAAGGTTTCTATAGATACCCAATAAGAGTTGAGGACACAAAAAATATAAAAATTGATAAAGGTGTAATAGAGGTGGAGCACGTACCCACTGGATTTATGTTAATAAACAGGTCAGTATTTGAAAAGATGAAAAAAGAATATCCTGATAAGGTGATAAACCAAGACACATTGATTAATGGTAAATTACAAAAAATTCCTGATATGTATAATTTCTTCGATACTCTTCATGATCCTGAATCAAAAACTTATATGGGCGAGGACTTTGCTTTTTGCAAACTATGGCGTAAAATAGGAGGCAAATGTCATGCTTACGTTAATGACTATATTAGCCATGTAGGAGAGCATCAGTATACAGGTAGGTTCTCCGATGAGTTGATTGTGTCATAGTAAAATGATAATATTTATAATTGGCTAATTATAATGATAAATTAAACATATGTTACAATTTTTACCTTACGCACTAGCAGCATACGGAGGATACAAAGGATACAAAGCATCGAAAGACGCAGGTGGTTCTGGTATTCAAAGATTATTAGCAGGAGCTACAGGCGCATTTCTAGGATATCAAGGTGGTAAAATGATTCCTGGAGTAAGTAGTGCAGGATTCGGAACTACAGTACCTACTTTCACACAATTAGGGCCAGTAAAAGCATTCGCAAACACTTCATTAGGAGCAATGTTAGGCTTACCTCAAGAAAGCACTTTAGGCACTTTACCAAATTTAGCAAAAGGACCGAACGCATTAAATCTTGGAACTGCAGCCACAACATCAGGAAGCGTTTCAGCTGCAAGCGCAGCTGCTAATAATGACAAGAGAAATATATTACAAAGATTATTTATGAGAAAAAGATATGTTGGTGACACTGCTACTGGTGAATATCAAATAGATCCATTCAAAGCAGCCTTTGCAGTTGGTGCAGGAACTTATTTAGGTGGAGCGTTTGATCCAAAACCACAAACAATATTTACACCAGGATACAATTTAGGTGTTGCTGAGCTTCAAGAAAAAAGAGGTGGTTTAAAATACATAGATCCAGAAACAGGAGAAGAGAAAACATACGCACAAGTTTATATACCTGAAGTAGGTAGAAATCCTGAGTTTCAAATAGGTAATATAGAAATGAATAAATTCACTTACAACAAAGGTGGATTAGCAGAAATAAAAAAATTCAACCAAGGTGGTATAAACTATCTACCAAGTAAAACAACACACGATGAAAACGATAGTAATAATTATGTAAGGGCAACGGGATACGTCGAGGACGGATCAGGCACAGGAGATAAAGACGAAGATACAATGTTAGCTCAATTAGCAGACGGAGAGTTTGTAACAAGAGCAGACGGAGTGTTAGGAGCTGGAATCATAGCTGGTGGTAATCCAAGTAGTATAAAAGATATGCGAGAAAAAGGTGCATCATACTTCTATGAACAGCAAAAGAGATTCAAACGAGTCTACGACTTGCTACAAAAAGGAAAAGATGCAGAAAGTAAAACAGTTAACTAAACCAAAGATAGACATCATATCTATCGAACCTCAATACATAGATAAGTTTTGGCCTCTATGTGATTTTATGATCGCAGAAGCTTTACAATATTCAGGTGGGTTTGCATCACCTCACCACATAAAAGATCTTCTAAAGAAAGATGAAGCGCAGTTATTTTTAGCCTTTGGTAATGACGAAGAGGAATTAAACCAAGTCTTTGCTCTTATGGTAACAAGAATAGCTGCACTACCTAATTTTAATCAACTTGAGGCTATAATTACTACGGGTAAAAAGAGATATTTGTGGGAAGACGCACTAGTGTCAACAGTCACAAAGTTTGCTAAACTAAATAACTGTAAAAAATTATCTTTTTGGTGCAGACCAGGTTGGGCACGAGTTTCTAAAAAGTGGGGTTGGAAAGTTAAACATATTCAAATGGAGAGAGACGTATAATGGGATCGATAGTAAGTAAAATTTTTGGTGGTGGCGGAGGTGGTTCTGCACCTGCTCCAGCACCTGCAGGATTTT